GATTTCTTGAGCGACTGTTTCAACACCCATTTGATCTGCAAAACCAAATTTTGATTTTTTTGCTCTTGCTTTTTGTGCTTCTTGCTCGCCACGAAATAAATCATCTATGGACCCTGCAAGTTCTCCAATATCCTTACAAGTGTCTATATTTGATTTTATAAAGTCATGTGCTTGTTTAACTAAACTAATGCCTGTTAAAATTTCTGCTACAACCATAGAAAAACCTTTGTTAATTTAATTACATTATAACATAGGATAAAGTTTGTGAATATGATTGATTTATCTTTTGTTTTGTTCTTTAAAAACAGTTAGTTCTTTTTGTGTTCGCAATCTTTCTTCTGCGATACGAGATTTTTCTCTTAATGCTGCTTCATTTAAGTTTAATTTTTGTTGACCTAAAGACATATCTGCCATGTCTTTTTCTCTTTCTTGTGCTTGCTCTTGTTCAAACTCTTGTGCTTTTCTTTGAATTTCAGCACCTCTTAATGCCAACTCTTGCTGTCGAATAGCAACTAATGGGTCAGGTTGTGCAGGTGGTGTTATTGCTTGTGAATACTGTTCTGTTAATTCACCAATTAATTCTGCGGCACGACCTGCAATATCGTTTTGTAATTTTTGCATTCCTTGCGGTGATTGCTGTAATAATACCAATTCTTCTTGTGGCATATTTGAAGTTATTTCTGCTTGAGCCATTTGTTCTGCCATAAACCCTATATGCTCTTGAATATGCCCTTGTAATGTCATTACAATCGAAGCATTAGCTTGTGCCACTGGCGTTGCAATGATGGCGGTATGAGCCTCAATATGTGCCTGATGATTCTGTTCGGGGAAAGCCTGAAGCGACTTACCACGCATAGCCTCTTGATTTTCCTTTCCAGGATTGGTAGGCATTGGTTGAGGCGGTTGCGGTAATATTGTATCAACATTTGTAACTCCTAATGCTTCATACATTCTACGATAGGCTTGATATAAACCCATTTCGTTTCCATGTATTTGTGGATTAGATTGCACTAACTGCAATTGTGTTTGAGCCAATGCAATACGCTGTGACATTGAAAAAATATTTGGGTCTGATACAGGAATAACATCAATTTTGTCATCAAAATCTGCTACTTTAATTTGTGGTGGTGCACCTGGTATTTGATATGGGTACATAGGAGCCATAAACTTGGCAAAAACATTTGCTAGTAATTTAAATTCTGTTTTTTGTGAATAATGCAGACGTTTGTGAATGGCGGACATAACTTTTGTGCCTCGTTCCATAATCGCCATTGTTGTACCAACAGGTGTTTCTCCACCCATCTCTGCAACTTTCATATCTGCTATTGAAGCAAACCTTCTTCCAGAATCAACTAATGTACCTAATAAAGCAAATAATGTCTGTGATGGTTCTTTAAATGGTAAAGCCATCAAAGAACTTCTTATATCCATGCCTGCAACGTCTATATCTCGAAACTCGCCAGGTGCTAAGGGTTCATCTTCATCTCGTATTCTAGCACCTCTTGCCTTAAAACCTGCGGGTAAATTTGATAACGTGCCTGCATCTATTAATTGACGTAATAAAGATGTAGCAGCTTGTGATAATCCACCAATCATGTGTGTTAAACCAAAACCATAAAAACCTAATCCTGGCAAAAATTTATAATGCACAAAATATTCTTTTCTTCTTCGCATAACATCTTGTTCTTCATAATTCCTGCGAATCGACAGAATATCGCCAGATTTTTCTAAAATTGTTACAATATAAGGGAGTTTTAACTCTGTAGTTTCACCCTTAACATCAACATCCTCAAAACCTGGCAAATCTAAATTCGTATGTATTTCGTATAATATTAACTCTTCACTTGTTCCAGATGGTTTCATACCACCAACTTCATCTATTGTTGTATTTACATCTGTATAATCCGAACTTGCATAACCTGAACTTGGTAAGTCAATATCTCGATAAAATCCTGATAATTGTAATTTTAATACTTCATTTCTATCCATACGAACAACATGTGTAATTCGATTTGCTGTTGCTAAATCTGTTGCTGTATAAGGAACAATAATATCTTCAGCGTGAACAAATTTTGATACCGCTCTTTGTAGTAATGGATCAAAATATATCTTTTTAAATGTTGACCCTGTAATCGGCAAATAAAATAACATTTGATCTAACTCTGGGTCATACTCTTCCATTTCATAAGTAATTTGATAATTCATAAAATCTTTGACACGTTTTGCCTGTGCCATTGTTTCAAGGTTTTCATCACCTATGATTTGACATTGCACGGGTCCATTTGCTGGCAGTAACTCACGATATGCCTGTGCTTGAAATTGTGTAACAGATTCTGCTAATAACGGATGCACAACACCTGATGCACCCTCAAATGGTTGTGAGCGTTCTTCATATCGCATACCTAATAAACTTAAACCATCTTGATATGATTCTTCCCATTCTTCTCTTGATGTTTTGTCATCTTCAATTTCGCCAACTAAATCTGTTGAAATAGTATTTAATTCTGATTCCTCTATAATATCTGCTAAATTACCATCAAACGGAATTTGTGGCATAGATTCCATTAACATTTCTTCAGAAACATCACCAACAATCATAGAACCATCATCAAGTTCTACTTGTCCCTCTTTTAAAGGTGTTTCTGTAATTTGAACTTGTTCTGCTTGAACTGTCCCTACAGGTAATTCTGTATCTATGCCTTTTTCAACAGCCATTATCTAATCTTTACAGGTCTTGGTTTGCCTTGATATGCTTTACCCATACCTCGAACAACACCACCTTTTTCATATTTTTTTGCCAATTCAGGATTAATTTTTTTCTGAACAGATTCTGGTAACATACTAAACCCCTTAAATTTTAAAGGAACGTTTTTATCTTTGTTTTTATCTTTATTTTTATCTTTGTTCATACCTGGAAAATTAATCTTTTCTCCAATGCTTGGATCGCCACCTGTTTCCATTTTCTTTGCTTTAACCTTTTCAATCGCAGCAATTAATCCACCATCTTTAAATTTTTTTGTAAATTTTGTTAATACCGACTTTACCGACATAGGTGGTATTTTCCCACCTCTTGTAGACATTCCTTTAGAAATTAATTTATCTTCTAAGACTAATGGATTTCCCGTTTTATCAAGCATTTGTGATAACAATTCTATTTGCTCTTTGTCATAGTTATTCGTTTTATTTCTTCTCTTTGGCATTAGTAATACTCCCTTTTTCTATATGGTATATCCTCATCATCATAATCTGTTGGTGTAGAAATAAATCCACCCATTCTAAAGCGTAATATGGCCTGTGTCATGCTATCTGCCAAGTCATCATGCTCTCCATTTGGAAATGCAGCACATTCTTCTACAACTTCCTCTGCAAAATTCATATCGGGTCGCCATACCATACCACTTTCAAACACAGGTGCACAAGCATTCATTCTTGTAAACTTATCAGAACCTCGACTTGGTGTAAATGGGGTAACAAAAACTCCCATTCTGCGTAATTCTTGTGTTAAAGGCGTTCCAGAGGCTTTTTGTTCCACCAAAACCATGTCTGGGTCGTATTCGTCATATAATCTTTTCGCATTTGTCTTAAGTTCAGGAAAATCCCAACGCCCTCGTTCGGCATCCAAAAGAATAATCGCTTCTCCATCACCATCGCTAGGCTCAAAAACACCCCAAGTAGTAATCGCTGAATAATCTGCCCTTTCACTCTTACTAAACGCTGTGTCGTAGGATTGTATGATGTATGAGCATGCAGGCGGGTTATCACTATCCCAAACATTCCACCATTCCCTCTTTATTATTGCACCTTCTTCTGCTGTTGGGTTCTGTAAATACTGTGCATTCCATTTTGCAACAGGTATGGAAGCCTTTACACCCTCAAGTTCTTCTCTTTGCCAATATTCGGGCCACAACACGTTGTCTGTGTCGGGAAATATCGCTGGGAACTCTACTACTTCCCATTTGTCCGCTCCCCCCTCTGCTTGTTTTTGCAGAACTTTCGCTGTTAAATCCCTGATGCTCCATCGTGTCATCACAATGATGATGGACCCCCCTGGTTGTAGTCTTTGTCTTGGACCTGATGTGTACCATTCGTATATATTATCCAACGCTGTAGGCGATAATGCGTCTTGTTCTGACACAGGATCGTCTATGATTAACAAATCTGCACCTCTACCAGCCAATGCACCGCCTACACCAACAGCATAATACTCACCACCCTTACTTGTAGACCATCTACCAGAGGCTTTTGCATCTACTGCTAATCTTACATCAGGAAAGATATCTCTGTAAATCTCACTATCAATTAAATTTTTTACTTTTCGACCAAAACCTACCGCTAATTCTGCTGTATGTGTCGCTTGAATGATTTTTTTACTCGGATTTTTACCCATTAACCATGATGGAAACAAATACGAAGCAAATTCGGACTTGGTATGACGAGGAGGCATGTTAATAATTAACCTTTTTAACTCTCCATTCGCTACTTTTTCTAATTTTTCTGCATAAATTGTATGATGTTTACCACCAATAAAACTTGGCCATACATGTCGTACATATTTTAAGAATTTTTTCTGCATTTCTTCCCGTTTTGACAAATCATCAAAGCGAGAAACAACTTTACTTAATGTTGCTAACTCTTCATCTGTTAAATATTCAACGGGAATATTAAAGTTTTCAAGTTTAGAACGGACCTGAGTCTGTTGTTGGGACTGTTTCATTTCTTCTTAAAAATCTATTAAAAATATCGCCTAGAAAATCCTCACCTTGATCTCTTTGCTGCTGTGAAACAAGACCTGTTGCAACGGGATCACGACCAAATCGACCTAATTGATTTACTGCACCTCTTGTTGAAGGATTAAACTCTGGTCTGCCCGTATAAACCTTACCAAACAACCCGTCATGCACAACACCCACAATTTGACCGCTTGCATCTTGTACTGGCTGTCCACCCTCATCAATTTTATTCAATATGCTTCTTGTCATGCCACGACCAATGCCTCCTGCAATATTAGCAACAGCACCACCCACACCTGGCAATCCTCTTAATTGATCGCTGATAGTTTGTGGTCTGTCCCTACCAATCCCTGCTCTTGCTTGTAATTGTGTTATAGGGTCTAAACCTGCACCTAATCCCTCAGTAACCCTACTTCCACCTCGTAAAGCATCTATTCTCGCTTGAATGTCAGGATCACGAAATGATGTTACACCTGCTTGTGGACCTGGATTAAGGTTTGTTTGTATTGCATCTAACACGGCACTTGAAGCACCTGGTAATGCACCACCACTCATTTGTGCTGCCTCGCCTGGTGATAAACCTAATCTTGGATCACCTGTAACAATATCCATATCTGCACCTTGAGCACTTGTCATCAATTCTTGTAAACTAGGTCTTGAGGTAGGACCTGTTATTGTCGTTGGTGCTGTCGTTGGCATTGCTCTCATATCACCGCCTAAACCTCCACCTAATTCGCCTGCCGTCTCTGCAAAATCACTCACACCACTCTGACGCAAAAACTCTCTTCGCAAATCTTCATTTGTCGGTAGATTTGCCAATAAATCCTCCGCTCCTAATAAATCATCAAAACCTCTACCACCAGGACCTCTACTTCTTCCAAAAAAATCCTGTTGGATTCCTGTATCTCTTCCTCTACCAAAACCCCTGCTTTCGGGTCCTGCTACAACACTTTGCACATTTACTGGTGCTAACGATGATCTAAATGTAATATCTTGTGGTGTAAAACCACCCTCTTGACCCATGGCTGGATCTGCGATCATTGGATTAACACCAACACCCTGACCTTCCATCAATGATGTATCGTCATCTCTTCGATTAAAAAGGTCTGCTATGGTGCTAATAGCTCTGCCACCTAAATCTTGTGCTCCTGACACAATGTTTCCCAACACGTTTGATCCTAATGATGTAATGCTATCATCACCTATTACACCAACTGGTCCTACTGGCATTGCTCCCATTTGAGCATCTTGTAATGCCATATCAAAACCACTCTTTGGAGATGTGTCAAATGTCATGGGCTCCATAAAATCAGTAAAACCCGCACCAAAATCTCTGTCTACTCGACCTCCCTCCTGCATACTCATCACATTTTGCATGGATTTATCCGCTAAACCAGACATGTAACCCTTAAATTGTGAACGCATCAGAGGATCAGATTGAAAACTGACCCCCTGTGCAGGTGTTTTTTGTTGCATCGGTGGTACTATTCCGCCCGTATTCATTTTTTTGCCTCGTTTTTGTAATTCCTACATAAACTATAACATCAATCCTCAAACTTTGACAACAAAAAATGAAACTCCTTAGAGGATTGATATAAAATTTTGAACAAATGGGAACCCTTATCAACATCCTCTGTCGCATTCTCTATTCCATCACACAATGTTCTAATGCGAGTTTTGTCCCAGTCTGTTAGGGAACCTAATTGTTCTTTTTGACCACCCTCTTCAATCGCTAAATGACGTACCGCTAGTTCAAATTTTTTATCTATCGGCGTATGTCCACTTTCATAGTACCCATACATACGAGGTGATATACCCAAAGATGTCGCCATCTGAGTTTGAGTCATGTTCGCTAACATCCTTTTTTGTTTTAATATATCTCCTGTCCATGACGAATAACCGCCATCTACTCGTTTATACGTCATCCTCAACCTCCAATAAACCTGCCGCCTTTGCTGTCGCAATAAAATCGCTGACACTCGATCTTGCAATTGGTTTACCTCTAAAGTCTGTTAATCTTGTAGCCATACTACCTAATGCTACGTCATCATCGTCTGGCAACCACCAAATTCTACGAAATTCTGCTAAAAATTCACGATCATTTGAAGCGTGAAAAGTTTCAGGGCCTGGACCCACATCAATTAGTGTATATTTTGTCATTTTTAACTCCATTTATGTTTTATTACTATATATATAGCAATAGATTTCCATTATGTCAAGATGTATCTCGCCATTTGTCGAAAAGTCTATTTATAAATTTTTTTAGTAACAACATATAATAAAAACGGGACTCGATATATGGAGTCCCGTTATTCCCGTTTTTGATTTTGGATTCTAACATTAAGAAATTTTATCTATTTTGTTCTCTTCTTTTTTGTGTTCTTGCTTTGTCTTTTAATTCTTCGATACGTTCAATTAATTTTTCGTAAAGTGAATCTTCCATGTTAGCAAATAGTGAATCAAGGCCTATTCTATTTTCTCTTTTTAATCTTGTTCTAGATCCTATATTAAATTCCTCTAGAATTTCGTATCTTGTTAAGTCTATCCCATCACCATAGCTGGCCCCATTGGCCTGCTGGGTATGTGTAACAATTGCAGAGTCTCCAAATTGCTGTCGAAATTCACTTATTCTAGATCTTACATACTGGGCTGTATTACCTGTCAATGCCATTAATTCTCTTGTACTAGCTCCTCCTTCTTTTCTTGCAAGAGTCCACATTTGGCCAATTCTTGAATATCTTCTAAATGGTATTGTGGGAGTCCTTTCAATTTGAATCGTTCCATATTCAATCCTATTTTTATGCGAGTCATTAAATAAATGATTATAAAATAATGCTTTGTTGTAAATCTTTTCAAAGTCTAAAGTATTTCCTTGATTCCTAAATTCAATCCTATTTTGTGAGGTAACATTGGCAACATTTACAGCAAAGTATTTTAAACTTGAACGATTATATAAATTTTTTAATTGTTCATAAGATTCAATATTTTCATTTATTTTATTTTCTAAGAATTTAATATTTTTAATCATACTTGATGCATGACATTTTCTGCAAATATCTTCTTCAATCCATACTCTATTGGTAAAGTCTCTTCTGGTGTAATGCTCCATTGAGTCAAAAATTGTGTAATTGTTAGCAATCCTTCTTACAACGTCAATTGTTACAAGTGGGTGTATTGTTTTTTCATCATTATTTGGAGTTTTTTCTATAAATTCATTTAAAGGTAAATTTTGTTTTTTCTTAAATGATTTTTTTGAAAATTCTTCAATACATAAATTTTTATTAAATACTTGTAATGAAATATTGTGATGTATACCAGCAGTCTCAAAAGTGCTAGCACCTATGGACTCTAGTGCTAAACATAATTTTTGTAATGTATCTTTAAAAAAATTTGAAGTAACGACCATATAAGGAAGTACAATCTCAAAGTCTACACCACTAGTGCCGTCAGTTTTAACTTGAACATCTAATTGATAGTCATTTTTTAATACTTCTTTTAATTGCCTATAAGTACGGACTCTAGAATTTGAAAGCTTGCCCTCAATTTCAATAGAGTCCATTATTATTAAATTAGGTGATTCGTTTAAATTTGTAAAATTTTCGTAAGTCATTGTTTTTATTCCCTTTTTTTGTTTA